GGGAAGTCCTGTTTTTTGCGGCACCTTCGGGTCGAATGTAAAAAACAGGACTTCCCGGCCCCGGAAGCTATCATAGTCACAGAGAACCAGGAAGCCAACCCGGAAACAGGCCAGCGCCTAGTCCGCTACCATCACCATGTTATTTTACGCTGTCAGCTGACCCGCGACGAAATAGAACGCTGCTGGCACCGGAAAGGCAAACAGCTGGGGTTCGCCAATGCTGACCGCCTAAGAATGGACAAGGGCAGCTTGGAAGCCCTGGCCAATTACTTGATGAAGTACCCGAACCGGAAACACAGATGGAAGCGAACAAAGGGCATACGCGACCCGATCCAGCCGCGGCCCAATGACACCAAATACACCCGGCGCGGTATCGAGAAAATAGCCAAAGACCCCACGAAGCTGCATAGCAAAGAGTTTTGGGAAAAGAAATACCCCGGTTGGGAGCTGACCGAAGCCCAGGCAGAATATAACGACTATTGGGGTTGGTCTATCATGCTGAAAATGCACAAGATACCAGAACGAAGGGGGCGGCCGTATGCCTGTTAGATTGCAAGACCTGGGGCCAAATGCCCAACGCCAAGCCCTGGCCAAGCTGCAACAGCTTGAACGGGAGCGGAAGGCCAGAGCCGGGCCGCCGATCAAGGGCACCGGACAGGGCAGCAAGCTGGAAGAAGAATATTACCGGCTTTACATCTGGCCCATGGAGCTGGCCGGGAAGATCAGCAAGGTAGAACAGCATCGCCGCTTCGAGCTATTACCGAAAGCAGAGTATTGCGGCCTGTCACTTCCGGCAGCACACTACACCCCGGATTTTCTGATTTACTACACCGACGGCACGGTGGAAGCCGTGGAAGTCAAGCACGAAGCGATCCGAAAGAATCAGCGGGATTATATATACCGCCGACGTTTATTTATCGACAAAGTGGCCCGCCCAAACGGGTGGCGGTTCACGGAATACATAAAACGGGAGGATAAAAAACCATGACAGACCTTGAAAAGACTTATGAAGCGATCCACGCCCAGCAAGAGAAGTTGAAGCCTTTTAGCCCGGCGTACTGTCTGGGTGAACAGCTGAAATCAATTCTTGCAGACCAACCCCAGGCCGCCGCTATTGTCCTGGAAGATTTCAAAAACCCCGGCATGATGATTACTGACTGCGAGAAGAAAATCGCAGAATTTGCCAAGGCCCACAAGGTTGGAAACTGTGGCTGCTGCCCACCCCAGGAAGCTGACCGGATTATCCGGGAATTTTACGGGATTCCGGCCGCTGCCAAGGTGCCCGGCGTTCTGACCTTCCCGCACGAAACCCAGGCCGCCAAGCTGAAACCAAAGCCCCAGGCCAAGAAAGTAAACCTTGCCGCTTTTATGAAATAAGGGGAGGCGGCCGTATGAACCTTGTGACGTTATTACCAAACCGCCCTGCAATGTCTGATTCCGAACTGGAAAAGTACCTGTTGGAACACGGCGGCCGGGGCCGGGAAGTGCTGACATATCGAAAGGTAAGGTTGCGCAACCCCTTAACCAACGAGCTGGAACCCTGGGCGAAATGCACCTGTTCCGCTTGCAATGCCGAATGGCACGCGCATATCTACGGGTATAGCGGTAGCTACCCGGAATTTGAAAACCACGACGGCACCCAAATCAATGGCAGCGCAACCACCTGCCCGGAGTGCGGGGCCAAAGTGGAAGCGGCATACCACACCCGTTTGAAACGTTACCCGATCAAGAGCAAGCGGTATGTTTGGGAGATCGTAAAAGCGGAAGGCTGCATAATGTTCGTTAACTGGCTGCTTATCTATGAGATAGACGACTGCGGCCCGGCCCTTTGGCCAGAGAAACGGAACGCCTATATGCTGGATTCTTCCGGCAAATGGCACCGGTTCACGGCCATGGAGCGGAGCGGGTGGTCGAGTATGTCCGCAATGGTTTACACGGATCAATGGTACGAAATGCAGAAGTTTTCTGTTACCGACGGAAACTTCCGGTATACCCTGCCACACGATCCGGCCGTGTATGAAGGTACCCGCCTGGAAAATGCCAAGCTGGAAGTGTTGGCGGCAGCACAACCAGAGGTTGACCGGCTATTGTATGCCCGTCTGTACACCAGGCACCCATCCGCCGAAAATGTAACCATGAACAGCCCGGAACTTATGGCGGCAGCTCTGTACGATCTGGACGGCCCGGCCGGTCTGGACTGGATGAACTGGAAGGCAGTAAAGCCACACGAAATCCTTTACATGGAAAAGCCGGAATATAAAGCAGCTGCCGCCCTTCCATGGCGGGAAGCGTGGAAGATCGTACATAACCAGCGGGCCGTCGCCGCCTGCCTGCAATGGGGCGCACCAAAAGAATACGCGGCCACCCTGGGAGAGATCGGCACAGACTTTGCTTTCAACAGGAAAAACCGGATTATGAAGCCCTGGGGATTGGTTCGCACCTGGAATTACATCTTGAAGGTTGCCGGTACAGAAGCCCACAAACAGAATACGCACCGCATAGAAAGCGCGAAAGGTTTATGCGTGGATTACTGGGCAGATATACGCCGGGCCAACATGGACACGGAAAACAGCGCGGTAGTATTCCCCAAGAACGTAAGAACCGCCCAGGCCCGCGCGATCCAGGCGATTAAATACGCCGAGGACGAAAAGCTGAAGGTACAGTTTGCAAAGCAGTCCGAAACCCTGGCCCCGCTGCACTGGGAGTTCGGCGGCCTGCTTATTGTCCCAGCTGAATCAGAAGCCCAGCTGATTGCAGAAGGCAAAACGCTAGGCCATTGCGTAGGCGGTTACGCCCATGCACATTGTACCGGCCGCAGTATATTTTTTATACGGCACGCCGCCGCACCTGATCTTCCCTTCTACACCCTGCAACTAGACACGGCCACCGGCCGGGTAATGCAGAACCGGGGCGCAAAGAACTGCGACAGAACCCAGGAAGTAAAGGACTTTGAAAACCGGTGGTTATCCGAAGTTGTTACCCCGTGGATCAACAGCAAAAAGAAACAGCCGCCCCAGAAGGCGACAGCATAATATTTCAATCTTAGGAGGAATAACACATGGAACAGATTACAATTTTGCCCAATGCCACACCTGAACAGCAGCAGGCCGTTTTACTTCATGCCGAGATCGTAAACGCTGCCCAGGTGGCGGCCAATGCTCTGGCCGATCTGGGCCGGAAGTTGAAGCGCATGAGGGACGGCGGCCATTATAAAACCCTGGGTTTTGCTACCTTTGGGGAGTATACCGAAGCGGCGGTAGGTATCAAACAGCGGCAAGCCTATAACTATATCCAGGTAGTCGAAAGCCTTCCCGCGCGTCTGATTGAGGAAAACGCCGCCGCCGGTGTTACAAAGCTGGCATTGCTTGCCAAGTTAAACCCGGAGGATCGGGAAGACCTGACCGGCGACACCCTGGCCAATATCACCGTTTCCGAATTAAAAAAGATCGTCGAGGAACGCGACGCACTTAGCCACCAGTTAACCATGTTTCAACAGGATGAACAGGTCGAAACCGTGGCGGAAGTGGAAGCGGAACCCGTGGACGTTGAAGCGATCCGGGCGGCCGCCATCGAAGAAACCCGCAGGGAAATGTCTGCGACCTTTGCAGAACAGGAAGTCAAGATCCGCGCCGAAATGAGAGCGGCCCAGGCCGAAGCCGTGGCAGCTGCCACCCAGCAGGCTGAGAAAACCGCCGCTGCCGAAATCCGCAAGGTAAAGGCCGAAGCTACCAAAAAGGCCAAGGAGGAAACCGCCAAGCAGGTGGAACAGGCAAGAACCGAAGCCGCCAAGGAAGCCGCCGACAGGCAGAAAGAAAAAGACCGCGTAGCTCTGGAACAGGCCCAGGCCGCCGAAGCTGCGGCAAGGGAACACGCCGAAGCCTTGGCCAAACAGATGCAGTTGAACAGCGACGAAGATAGCGTAAAGTTTGCCTTGCTGTTTGAGCAAATGACCGACAAGGTAGAAGCCATGCAGACCCTTGCGGACGAAATGCGGGACACCGGAAAGAACGAACAGGCCGACCGGCTTATGGGAGCCTTACGCGGTGCCCTGGCTGCCGTCCTGGCCGATCTGGAAGGGGGCGCGGACGATGTGGGTTAACAGCTTTCTGACAGGCTGGGAAAGCATGGGCGGCGTGGTAGCTATGTGCCTGGGTGGCACTGCTGCTATTATCCTGGGCCTGTTCCTGTTGGTGGCGGCCCTGCTTATCCTGGCCGTTGTCCTGGGTGCCTTGTTCAATGTGGCAACGGACAGAATGGCCAAACGCTGGGAAAAGACCGGCAAGCAACCGCCGCACCGTTGGGCGGAGATCATAGCAAGGGGGCGACATCGTGGGAAGTGATAACAAGAAGAAGCCCAACGCCGAAAAGAAAAAGGCGTTAGGTGAATACCTGGAAGCAAAGAAGGAATTGAAATACTGGGTTAAGAAGGTGGCAGACCTTGCGCCGCTGGCCCTGTATCGCAGCCCGTCCGCCAATGCAATGCCACCCGGCGGCGGTTCTGGTAATCCCATTGAAGCGGCTGTGGTCGAACTGGAAACAGCTAGGGAGAACGAGCGGGCCGCTGTTAAAAAGGCCACGGCTGCCAAAGCGCGGGTTATGGCGATCATCCAGACGGCACCCGAAGCCGACCAACGGGTGTTGCTTATGCGGCGGTATATTGACGGCATGGAATGGGAGGACATAGCCGAAGCAGAAGGCAAGTCGAAGACCTGGGCGACCAACCTTCACGGTACTGCTATGAAGTTCATAAAGCTACCGCCGGTGGAAGTTCAGGTGTAAAAAGTTTTTTTCAGTTGTAAAAAGTTGTGGACTTTCTGCCACACCTGCGATATTGTGTAATCTAAGAAAGCTACGGGGAAACCCGCAGCTTTCTTTTTCGTTGCGGGAGGTGGCAGCATGGCATTACCATACGACCCAGACAGCTGGCCAGCGTCCTGGATTTTGCAGTTGATTGCAAAGGGAGAATTAAAAAAGTTCTACCTATCACAAGAATGGAAGCGGTTTCGCCTGCGCATCTTGAAGTCCCGGCCGTGCCGGTGCCAGCTCTGCGAAATGAAAAGCCCGGCCGTCGTTACGCCATTGCGCAGACCATGGGAGAAGCGGAGCGACAGCAACGACCGCCGACCCGTGGCGATAGTCCACCACATAAACGAAGTACGCAAGCGGCCAGACCTTTGCCTGTCTGAGTACGACGAGAGGGGCCGCCTTAACGTAGCCATTGCCTGTCCTGGGTGCCACTGGGATGAACACCATAAACGTTTGCAACCGATAACGGAAGAACGGTGGTGAAACAGACTCCCCCGGTCGAAAAATCGAAATTCCGGCCGGATCAGGAAACCGAGGCCCAGGCAAGACAAAACCGCGCTGTCGTGCGCGCGAGGGAAAAATTGAGGAAAAACCGGCCGGGCATATAATGTTCGCGCGTGTGTGCGCGTGCGTATAGGAAAAGCCGAAAACGGACAGAAAGGGGGCCGGAAAATGACGGCGGAAGAAGTCAAAAAAAGCCTTATTAAACAGCTGGAAGATAGGGGCGCAAACGTCCACCATTTTATCGGCCTTATTGAGGATTATGTATTTTACTACAAGCAAGAAAAGCGTTTCCAGGCAGATGTCAGAAAACACGGCTTAACCATAAAAGCGATCGGAGCCGCCGGAAAGGAATACGACAAAGACAACCCGGCCATAAAGGCGGCCGCCCTTTGCAATAAACAAAAACTTTCGATACTTCGGGAGCTGGATTTGACAACGGACACGGTGCCGCCCCCGGATGATAGCGGCGGCGACCTGTGACCCATTACATACAGGACTATATAGACCTTGTACGGTCTGGAACCGTGCCGGTTTGCCGGGAACAGAAACTGCTTGTTGACCTTGTAGAAAAGACCTTCCAAACCGAAAGCATTTATGTGGACGAAGGGCAGCTGGAGCGGTACATGGCCCAGCAGAAATATTTTCCATACCGGCTTTTGGAATGGGAAACGTTCTGTTTTGCTCTGCATAATTGCGTATACAAAGCGCCCGGTTCCTTGCGCTGGCCCATTTTGATGATTGTGGTAGGCCGTGGAGCTGGTAAAAACGGATACTTAGCATTTGAAGATTTCTGCTTAATTACCCCGATCAATGGTATTGAGAAATACAACATTGATATGTTCGCCAATTCCGAAGACCAGGCAAAAGCCACCTTTGACGATATTTACGACATATTGGAGAGTGACGAGCGGTATTTCAAAAAATACTTTACCTGGAACAAAGAGGAAATTGTAAACCGCCGGACGAAAAGCCGGATCAAATACCATACCCGCGCCCCCAATTCCAAAGACGGCGGCCGCCCTGGTAAAGTTGATTTTGATGAGCTGCACAGCTACGTCAATAGCCTGCTGCTGGATGTGGCAGTTACCGGCCTAGGTAAAAGGCCGATGCCCCGCCGTACTTACATTTCCACCCAGGGCAACGTCCGGGATGGCCCCTTAGATAGATACATGACAACCGCCTTGAAGGTTCTGGAAGGTACAGAGCCGGACAATGGGTGGTTGTATTTTATTTGCCGCCTGGACAGCGACGACGAAATACACAAACCGGAAACGTGGGCGAAAGCAAACCCGTCTTTGAACGATCCCACCCGCCGGGAACTGCTGGACGAAATCATACTGGAATACGAGGAATACAAAAAAGACCCGGCCAGCCATTCCGCCTTCGCAACCAAACGCATGAACCGGCCCCAGGGCAACACCGAAACGGAAGTTACTTCCTGGAAAAACATTCTGGCAGCTAACAACCCATACCCGGCCACGCCGGAGCATGAAGCCCCCACGGCGGTTTTTGGCATTGACTACGCCGATACGCGGGACTTTGTGGCGGCGGGCATACTCTGGAAAGTGGGGGATATTTGGTGCTGGAAGGTTCATAGCTGGATATGCACCCAAAGCCCAACCCTTCCCCGGATTCAGTTTCCCTATATGGAAGCCGTGGCCAGGAAAGAAGCGACCCTCATAGACGAACCGCAGATACCGCCGGAAACCCCGGTGGACTGGATCGAAGCCCAGGCAGTAAAATACAACCTTCGTTTTGGAGCTATCGACCATTACCGCGTTAGTTTGATGCGCAAGGCCCTACGGGATAAAGGGTGGAACCCAGACCCCAAAAAAGGAAACATAAAACTAACGTACCGGCCGGAAGTTTCGGAGGTTGCCCCGATCATTACCAGCGCATTTATAGCACATAAAATCCGCTGGGGCGATTCCATGACAATGCGGTGGTACACGAATAACGCCTGCCGCAAGATCGACAGCAATGGAAATATTACCTTTGAGAAGATCGAACCCAAAACCCGGAAAACAGACGGCTTTATGGCCCTTGTGGCGGCTTTTGTTGTCGCCCAAAAACACGAAGATATATTCGAGGTTATCCCGGATATAGCCACATTGCCGGACGTTTACATATTCTAGCCAAAGCCGCCCGGTGGCGGCGGGAAAGGAGGTGAGAACAATATGAGGTTTACGGACTTTTTGGCCGACCTGTTTGATTTTGGAACACGCGACGAAAACGGCAATATTGTCGTAAGCAGCAGCCTGGCTGAATCCGCAGCGGCCCGGCTGAACGTTGAAGAACTGGCCCTGTTTTCCGTTATCGACCTTGTGGCTTCCACCGCTGCAATGTGCGAATGGAGGACATACCGGGCAGCCCCCGGCGGTGCTGAGTTCCAGCGGGGCGACGATTGGTTCCGGTGGAATGTGGAGCCGAACCCCAACGAAAACGGTTTTTATTTCAAACGCCTGCTTTTCGCCCGGCTGCTTCGGTTCAATGAAGCACTTGTGTTCCAAAGAGCCGACGGCAGCCTGTACCTTGCGGACAGCTTCGGCCGGGAAACGTTCGCTTTCCGCCCGAACCGCTATACAGGGATCAGCTGCAACGGCTTGACGTTGACCCACGACAAGACCGAAGAAGAAGTGTTTTACTTTCGCCTTACCAACCAGGGGGCGGCCCAGCTGCTTCATAGAATCTACGGCCTGTATGCCGAAGCGTTCACCGAAGCAATGGACAAGTACAAACATAGCGGCGGCCGTAGCGGCGTGCTGAAAATCAGCGGCCACGCGACCAAAGACCCGAATTATGAGGACAAGGTCGCCAAGCTGATGCAAACCCGGTTTAAGGCGTTTTTCGAGAACAAAAACGCAGTTATCCCCCTGTTTGACGGCTACGACTACACAGCCCACGACGGCCCGGCTTCCCAAAAGATCAATGGAGAAGTCAGCGACATGGAAAGCATTATGCGCCAAGCCCTTGACCGGAGCTGTAACGCCTACCATGTCCCCCCATCCCTGCAAAGGGGCGACGTAACCAACCAGGACGAAGCCATACAGTCCATGTTGACGTTTGCGGTAAAACCCCCGGTTATGACGGTGGAAACGGAGGTCAACCGCAAGCAGTACGGCCGGGCGATCCTGGACGGGTGGCGCGTAAAAATCGACATGACCCATATCCGGGTCGTGGACATTTTCGACGTAGCCGCCAAACTGGACAAGTTGGTGCAGGATGCAATCTTGAACACCAACGAAGGCCGCACCATGACCGGCCTTGACCCGATCCCGGAGGAATGGGCAAGGCAGTACCACCGTACCAAAAACATGGAACCCGTTACCAACACATTGAAAGGAGGTGAAAGTGAATGAGAAACGTACAAATGAAGGTTGTCCACAACATTCAGAACCTTGCGACGGGCCGGGTTTTGAATTTCTACATTACCGACTACATCCAGGCCGACGGTGAGCAATTCAATTACCAGACCTATACATGGGAAACGGTAGAAAGCACCACTAGCCAGCGGTATTTCGTGGAAAACCTGGCCGACGTAAAGGAAGGCGACACCGTAAACCTGTATATCAACAGCATGGGCGGCAGCGTCAAGGAAGCATTGGGCATTTACAACGCCCTGCGCCGGTGCCCTGCGACCGTCAACGCATACATTGACGGTTTTGCAGCGTCCGCCGCGTCCATTATTGCCGTGTCTGCTGATCGGGTGGTTATGCCCAGAAACACCACCATGATGGTACATAATGCGTCCTGGGGTATCTACGGAAATTCCGCAGCCCTGCGCAAGAGCGCCGACGATCTGGACATTATCAACGCCGCAATGCTGCAAAGCTATGTGGTGAAGGCGGGCGAAAAATTGACAATGGAAAAGTTGGAAGAACTGGCCGACGGTGAAACCTGGCTGAGCGCGGAAGATTGTGTGCTTTATGGCCTTGCAGATGAATTTGCAGAACAGGAAGCAGACCTGACCACCGCCGCCAAGCAGTACCAGCAGGCCCAGGCCGCCGCAAAGCGCACGGCTTCCCCTGCCCTTCCCGCAGCAATGGCCGCCGCTGTCGCCGCTCTGAGCGACGGCACAGACCCGTCCACGCCCCCGGCAGAGCCTACCCCGGCCCCACCCCAGAAGAAACCCGAAGAAACCGGCTGTTTGCACAATGTGCTTGCAGCTATGATTAACTGAAATGGAGGAAAAACAAATGAAGATCGTAAGCAATGACCTGTTTGCTGCTATCAAGAAGCAGCACACCACTACCCTGTCCGCCGCTTTCAAGTCCGGCGACGCTGAACAGATGGCCCAGGCAATGACCGGCTTTTTTGATGCCATGAACGAAGCTGTCCTGCAGCGTGCCGCTGAGGAAATCGAAGCACGCGGCCAGGACAACGCCGTTCTGTCTGCCCGTGGTGCCAACGTTCTGACCAATGCAGAACGGGAGTATTACACCGGCCTGGCTGATGCTCTGAAATCCGCCGACCCCCGCGCCGCTGTTCTCAATTATGAGGTGGCCATGCCCCAGACCGTCATTGACCGCATTGTCGGCATGATTAAGAAGGCCCACCCCCTGCTCGACAAAATTAACTTTGTCAGCACCGCATACCTGACCCGGATTCTGGCCAACGCCAAGCCCGCCCAGCTGGCCGCCTGGGGCAAGATCACCAGCGCGGTGCAGAAGGAAATCGAAGGCGCAGTCCAGGAAATCAGCCTCACCATGTGCAAGCTGTCCGCCTTCATGGCCATTTCCATGGATCTGGTAGAACTTGGCCCCGAGTGGATGGACGTTTACGCCCGCGAAACCCTGGCCGAAGCCATTGCCTGCGCCCTGGAAACCGCAGTTGTTACCGGCGACGGCAAGGACTGCCCCATCGGCATGATTCGCGACGTTTCCCCCACCGCTTCTGTACAGGATGGTGTATACCCCAAGCAGGAAGCCGTCGCAGTCACCCGCCTGGATGCTGCCACCCTGGGCACCCTGCTGGCCAAGCTGGCCCGCGACCCCAACGACCCCACCAAGGCCAGAAATGTGGATCCCCGCGACATTATCCTGGTGTTCAATCCCTTTGATTACTGGGCCAAGGTGTTCGCCGCTACCACGATTCTGGTAAACGGCCAGTACGTCAACAACTGCCTGCCCATCCCTGCCGAAATCTTCCAGTGCGAGGGCCTGGAACAGGGTGAAGCTGTTATCGGTATTGCGCCCTATTACTTCGCCGGTGTTGGCCCTGCCGGCAAGACCGGCACCATTGCCGCCGACGATTCCGTCAAGTTCCTGGAAGATCAGCGCGCATACAAGGCCAAGTTACAGGGCAACGGCCGCCCCCTGGATCAGTACGCATTTCTCCGTCTGGATGTTTCCGACCTGGAAGCTATCGTGTCTACCATCGTTGAGGTTGCAGGCACCGTAAAGACCAAGGAACAGGCGTAAAAGGGGGCTAGACTATGGCAGTAAATGAAACCATTTACAAACTTGCGTTGAATCGCATGAACTATACATGGGAATTGGACGAAACGCAAAAAGCAAACGTAGAAGCTGCCATAGAGGAAGCGGAAGCCCTTCTCCGGGCCAGGGCGGGAAGCCCCAAGCTTGACCTAACTGTCCCGGAGTATCGCGGCCTGCTGATAAATTGCGCGTGGTACATCGTGAACAACTGCCGTGCTGATTTTGAAAAAGATTACAGTGCGGAACTTGTTTCCTTGCGTTTGGTGGAGGGGTTCAACTGTGGCAAAGCAGAAAGTTAAATTTGAAACCTTCCCGGATGGCGTATGCAGCTTGTGGCAGCTGGACAAATCCAAAAAGCCGGTATTGCTGCTAAAGAACATTCGGTACCGTGAACGCACGGTAGGAGAACGGCGCAACTTTGACGCGGAACAGGCCGGGCATACTGTTCAAATGCTGATAAGAATACCCCGGATGGACTTTGTAACGGTTGGTACCTTTGTGGTTATCGGTTCCAGACAATACAAAGTGCTGCAAGCACAAAAGATCATGGACACCAAGCCCCTTTGCACCGATCTGACCTTAGAAAACCCGGATATTCTGATTCGCTTCGACGAAAGCGAGGTGGGAGCCGGTGGCCGCATTTGACCTTACAAAGGAAATAACCGCCGTTCTGAAAGAGTACGGCGGGGAAGTAATGGACAAAGTGGATAAGGCCGTACACACTTGCACCAATGGCGCAAAAAAGGAAATCAGCACAACCAGCCCCAAAAGAACCGGCGAATATTCCGGCGGCTGGCATACGCGATTCAGAGCCACCGGCCGGGGAAATACGACCGGCGAAGTGTACAACGGCCCAAAATACCAGCTAACCCACCTATTGGAAAAACGGCACCGAAAACGCGGCAATAAGGGCTATAAGGAACCGCATCCCCATATCGGCCCGGCCGCTGAAAAATGGGGCACCAAATTTGTACAGCAATGCGAGGAGGCGTGTAAAGGGAAATGATAAGCCGCGAAAAGATTCTGGCGCGCCTGGACAATACAGACATACGCCGGGAAGAAGAAACGGTCACGCCGATCAGCGGCGCGGTCGTTCCGCTTCCGTATTTGATAGTCCGTAGCGAGGAAGTGGACACCTGGGACGATGCGGGCCGGGTCTGCTACACCGTCGCTACCTGGACAATCACCCTTTTTACAGTAAACAAGGATTTTGCACTTGAGTGCAAAATCCGCAAGGCGTTGGCCGGTCTGGGAACCGTGGAAGTCCACCGTTACCCGGACGGTGAACCCTATTCCGTTGATTTCACCTTCATAACGAAAGGAGCAAAATTATGAGCACTACCACCAACCCCGCCGATAATTCCGACGAGATCATCCTGGGCAGCGGTGACCTGTATCTCGTAGAGTACACGGGCGAAATTCCCGAAGATACCACCATCGAAACCGATGCCAACCGCGCCGGTAATATCAAGGGCGGCGCAACGCTGGAATACAGCATGGAAAGCCAGACCGTCCAGGACGATAAAGGCCGCGTGAAAAAGACCATTATCACCCAGGAAACCGTCGTTTTCAAAACCGGCCTTATTACCTGGATCAAGACCTATTTGCAGGCCCTTGTCCAGACGGCCCGCGTTGACGAAACCACCAAACAGGGCCACCGCGTCTATAAGCTGGGCGGCCTGGCCAATCTGAGCAAAAAGAAGTGGCTGTGGCGGTTCGTCCATACCCGTGACGATGGCCGTAAACTGCGGATCACCGTAACCGGCAAGAACACCGGCACCATTTCTCTGGCCTTCCAGACCGAGGAAGCGACCCAGGTCGATGCTGAGATCACCGCCGACACCCTGGACGCTTCCGGTACTCTGGTTATTCTGGACGACGAGCTGGCAAGCGCTGGAACGGCCCAGACCAACAGCTAACTAGGGAGGGGCGGCCATGTTTTCACTTGCAAGCGTACAGGTAAGAAACTATGAGTTTGAAAACCCCGAAGGCGGCGTGCTGCATATCCGGCCCCCGAAGCTGGAAACTTTGGAGATTTTCAACAAGGTGTTTTCCGACACTACGGCAACCCCCAGACAGTTGGCGGGCGTAACCGGTGCCGTTATTTCCGACAACGAAGAAGGCGTAACCGTAACCGCAAAACAGGTTATGCACTGGATGAACGCGGATCACCTGGCCGCCTTTGTCGAGGACTTCCTGGGTTGGCTGAACGGCACCAAGGAAAGCAACCCAAACTAATCACCCCCTACTATCCCGACAAGGATAGCAAGGGGGTGCCCTTTGCTATTTCTACGCAGCGGACAAAAGCCGTTGCAGATTATGCAGGTATTTCCTTGTTTGAGGTTTACCAGCTGGACGTTTTCACATATTGGGCGCTGCTGCATGATGCGGTTGTATATGCCAACGCCCAGACCGAAGAAGGCCGTAAATGGCTGCACAATGCGTGGAGATTGACACAGATAAACCCGGATCGGGAAAAGCTGCATGAAAAATACGGATGAAAGGAGGAATAGCACATGGGAAAAACAATCAAGGGTATTACCGTCGAGATCAACGGCCAAACCACCGGCCTAGGCAAGGCCCTGGAAGCTGCCAAAAAGCAGAGTATTGGCCTTAACAAGGAGCTGCGGGAAGTTAACAAAGCGTTAAAGTTCGACCCGTCGAATACTACGCTTTTAGCCGAAAAGCAAAAGATTCTTGCGGATTCCGTAAAGGCTGCAACCAACGAGCTGGACACCTTGAAGGCTGCCCAGGAAGAAGTCGAAGCCATGTACGCGGCGGGTGAAATCGACCGGGGCGCTTATTTGGAGTTCCAAAGAAAGTTGCAGGCAGCAGAAGCGAACGTCCGACGGCTGAAAGAAGAACAGCTGGAGTTCGGCAGCGTAACCGCCCAGGTAATGCGCCAAGCTGGTGAAGCCGTCCAGGACTTCGGCGGAAAAGTCGAGGGCGTAGGTAAAAAGCTGATGCCCCTTTCTGCCGGTGTTGCTGCTGCCGGTGGCGCGTCCGTAAAAATGGCGTGGGACTTCGAGGACAGCATGGCCAAGGTTGCCACCATTGCCGACACGACGGAAGTACCCCTGGCAGAGCTGGAAACGGCTATTTTAGACCTTTCCAACGAAAGCGGTATTGCTGCCGGTGAGATTGCGGAAAACGTCTATAATGCGATCAGTGCGGGCCAGAGTACCGGCGACGCGGTTAATTTTGTCCGACACGCCACTGACCTGGCCCGTGCCGGTTTTGCCGAAAGCGGCGACGCTCTGGACTTACTGACCACCATTATGAACGCTTACGGCCTGGAAGCCGAAGCCGTGACCGATGTTTCCGACACGCTGATAGCTACCCAAAACCTGGGTAAAACCACGGTTGGAGAGCTGGCCAGCTCCATGGGCAAGATCATACCTACAGCCAACGCCGCAAATGTGGAACTTAGCCAGGTGGCGGCCGGTTATGCCCTTATGACCGCCAACGGCGTGGCCACTGCGGAAAGCACCACATACATGAACAGTATGCTGAACGAGCTGAACAAATCCGGTACCAAAGTTTCCGACACGCTGCAAGCAAAGACCGGAAAAAGTTTTTCCGATCTGATGGCGGAAGGCTATTCCCTGGGCGATGTGCTGGGCATTGTGTCCGCAGCGGCAGACGAACAGGGTTTGAAATTTACGGATATGTTTAGTTCTTCCGAAGCTGCAAAGGCCGGTTTGATTCTGCTGGGTAACGAAGTCAGCGCCGTGGAAAATGGCCTGGTGGAAGCCGGTGGGTCTACGGGAGCGTTTAATCAAATGCTTTCGGAAATTGAAGCCGGTTCCGGCGGCACCGCTTCCGCTCTGGAAAAGCTGGACACCACCAATCGCAAAGTTTCCGTTGCGATCAACCAGGTAAAAAACGCCGCACTGGACTTCGGCCAGGTGGCGGGCGGTATGCTGGCCCCTTATATTGAAGGATTGGCGGGCGTTATCGAAAGAGCAACCGAAAAGCTGAAAAATATGGACGAAGGCCAGAAAAAGACCATTGTAACCATTGCCGGTATTGTGGCAGCAGCTGGCCCGTTGTTAACCATTGTCGGCAAGGGTATAACCCTTGTAGGCGGCGTGATTGAAAAGGGAAGTAAGATTGTCGGCACGTTCAAAACCGCAGCGGTGGCCTTGAAGGGCGGCGCGTCCGCTTTCAGCTTAGTGGGCACCGGTGCCAAGCTGGCGGGCGTAGCTATAACCGTTCTATCCAGCCCCATAACCTGGGTTGTGGCGGGAATTGCTGGCCTTATCGCCTTGTTTGTAACCCTGTATAACAAGTGCGAATGGTTCCGGGATGGCGTGAACAGCGTAGCAGAGTCGATAAAAACCGGGTGGAACACCATGACCACCGCCGTTTCCACTTCCCACGCTGCTGGCCTTGAAAGTATGCGCGCCACTTCTGCCAATACTCTGGCCAATATCCAGGGTGTATTCGCAGCCAACGGCGGCAGTATCAACGGCGTAACGGCCGAAATGATTGCAGGCATTACGGGCCTGTTTTCCTATGGCTTTACGTTCATCGACACATTGACCGGCGGCAAGCTGTCCAGTATCGCCAACTATTTCAGCGAAAAGCTGAATAGCGCATATACCACCGTTACCGGCATATTGGACAATATCAAGGGTGCATTTTCTGAAAAGCTGGAAGCTGCACGCGCGGCCGTTTCCCAGGCGATAGAGAACATTAAAAGTTGTTTCAACTTTTCGTGGAGCCTGCCGCATTTGAAACTCCCGCACATTACCATTTCCGGCAGCTTTAGTATTAACCCTCCCAGCGCGCCGAAGTTCGGTATTGAGTGGTACAAGCACGGTGGTATCTTAAACGGTGCCCAGCTGTTTGGCATGATGGGTAAAAAGCTGTTGGGCGGCGGTGAAGCTGGCCCGGAAGCTGTTCTGCCCCTGCGGTCGTTCTATGCAGAGCTGGACAAGATTCTAACCAGAGTATTGACCGGCCCGGAGAATGGCCCCACCCAATTCAACCAGTACAACACATACAACAGCCCGAAGGACTTGTCCCCTGCAGAGTGCGCCCGGCAGACCCGGAACGAAACCCGCAAACTGTTGGCGGCGGTAAAGAAGGCATAAGGAGAACACCATGGAAAAGATAATTTGTAAGAACGGCGCAACCGGCCGAACAATGACCTTTGAATATGGTGACGTTGTGTTCCTGGAAGGCGTGGACGATATTGGAGCGGCCAATTTTACCATTTCCACAAGCAAGGACACGGGCGTGGACGGGGAAACCGTGGAAGGCGAAAGCCAGGACGCACGGCACCCCGTTATCCGCGCTTATGTCCTTTCGGATTATGATAAAATCCGGGATCAGCTGGACGCTGTTTTTCAAGAAGGCGTGGACGGGACTATGGAAGTATACCGGGAGGATGGTACCCGCAGGGTTGCCACCTACCGGCCGGAAGGCTGGGAGCTGGCTTTTACCGGCATTATCCGGCAGCTGACAGTTAAGCTATTGTGCGCAGATCCCAAATTCTACGACCCGGAGGAAGAATTTACCACGATGGCTTCCTGGCAAAGCCTTTTCCGGTTCCCGCTTACGTTTCATAGCCCGTTTGCTATTTCTAAGCACGTTTCCAACCTGTTGGCCACGATCACGAACCCCAGCTCCACGGCCCAGGCCCTGCGGATCATTTTCACCGCTACCGGCGAGGTAACAAACCCGTTTTTGACAGACGTTAAAAGACAGGACACCTTGCAGATAGGCACCAATACAAAGCCCTTTGTTATGCACAACGGCGACAAGATCACCGTTACCACGTCCCTTTCCAATATGCACATTATGCTGACAAGCGGCGGCGTAGAATCGGAAATCACCAACCGGGCCGTCTGGCCGGTTGCTTGGCTGAAACTGCAACCCGGTGAAAACCTTTACCGCTACGGTGCCTTAACCGGCGAACAGTCGCTACAGGTACAAATCTGGTATAGGCAGAGTTATGGAGGTGCATAAAATGGCCACACAACCCGTATTGTCGTTTTTTAGCCCCGAATTAACCCATGTCTTTGACCTGGGCAAATACAAGAGCCTGCGGTGGCGGCCCATGTACGACAAACCCGGCGAATTTGAACTGCACACAAGCCCCAGCCTGTTCAACATGGTGGAAAAAGGCCAGTTGGTTTTGAGATCAGACCGGCGCAAAGAAACGGTAAAGGTGGAAGGCGTGGAAATCGAAAGCGGCAATTTGATAATTACCGGCCGTTTTCTTTCTGTCACTCTGGCAGATGCAGCCATAACCACCATTTACAATTTCAACGGCACCATTGAAGCAGCCATGCGGCAGCTTGTTACGGAGCAATACGGCCGTATTGCCCGAACCCTGCCCATGGAGCTGGCCCCGGCCGGAGGATTCCCGGCCACGATCCAGGCGCAAGTTAGCCTTAAAAATCTGCTTACCGTTCTGCAAGCTATGGCGAAAGCGGGCGGTTTGGGATTCCGGGTCTATGCTGACCCGGAGGCCCAGACCCTTGTTTTTGAAATTTATGCAGGCGTGGACAGGACAGAAACCCAGGAGGTCAACGAGCGTGTTACCTTTTCGGATGTCTATTTCAACATAGATCAGCCCCGGTATTACGAAAACGAAGCCGATTATAAAAATTATGCTATCGTCTGCGGCGCTGGGGAAGGTTTAGACCGGACTATTGTAGAGGTAGACAGAACGGCCGGGGAGGATCGGCGGGAGCTGCTTGTGGATGCCCGCGACCTGTCGCAGGGCGAACAGACCGCCGCCCAGTATGAAGCCGTGCTGCGGCAGCGGGGCATTGAAAAGCTGGACGAACACAACCGCATACAGAGTTTTGAAGCCGGGATCAAGTCGAGTAGCCAGTTTAAGTATAAAGTGGACTGGGATCTGGGCGACATTGTGACCGGCAAACAAACCGCGTGGGGCGTTTCGATGGATCAGCGCGTGGCCGAAGTTGAAGAAGTTTACGAAAACGATGCAATGACGGTTACGCCTACCCTTGGCACCCCTGCCCCCGAAACCTACAATTTGGAGGATAACATAGCATGAGCAACGAAAAAGCAACAGAAAACAGCGGTTTTCTGGATAACCGGGATTATACCGCCGCTTTTCTGTATAAGCTCATTGCGCTGCTTGTGGGCAATGGTGTATATGCCAACCACTTGGCCCCTACGGCAACCAATGAGGACATGACCATCACCCACGGAAAGGGCAATGCCTGGATCAATGGCGTTTGTTACGAAAACACTACGCCTTTCGTGCTGCCCATCGACATGGCCGACGGCAGCTTAAACCGGTACGACAGCCTTATGGTACGGTTAAGCCTGTCCACCAACGAAACGTATGCCGTTATCGTCAAAGGTGAATACGCAACCGAACCCACGCCCCCGGCCGTCACCCGGAACGCTGAAACCTGGGATTTGAAAATCTGCGATATTTACATCCCGGCCGGTTGCACGAAGATCACCCAGGCACAAATTACCGATACCCGCTTGGATTCTGCGGTTTGCGGCGTGCCGGTGTTCCCGGTGGAACACCTGGACATGACAACGTTTTACCGGCAGATTTCCAACGATCTGGCCAACTTCCGAAACAGAGAACAGGCCAGCTTCACCGCCTGGGTAAACGACCAGGAAGCTAGCCACTTGACCACCCTGTCCGACCTTGTGGAAGTCGTTCGGCAGACTTCCAATGACAGCCGGGACGAAATTCTGGCCCTGCTGGCCCAGTTGAATGAATTGGTTGACGCTGATACCGTCGGCCAGTTAATCAACCATATCAACGGCACCGACGAACGGGTGGCCCAGGTGGCCGCAACCAGGGCACAGCTTTATAGCTGCACATTCCCGGCCACCGGATGGACAGCCAGAGCGGGCGGCGGTTATACCCAGACCGTGGAGTGCAACGGCGTATCTGCTGACACCCAGACGGCCCGGCCGTTCATTCTGCCCGATCTGGAAAACCCGGAACAGGACGAAGCGAACGACGAAGCCCTGGCCATGATTGCAGGCGGCGAAACCCTGGCCGGAGCTATCCGCCTGGACTGCTTCGAGGATGCCCCACCCGTTGATCTGACAATCTATTTTTTAGGAGTTGAAAACAATGGCTAAAATTCCGAAACCCGCCTCCGGCGGCGGTGCCGGGGCGGTAAAGCTGATTATTCAGCTTTCTACCACTGACGGCGCAAGCCTTGCCGGGCAGACCGTAACCGTTGCGGAGCTGAGTACCGGCGTGGAAATTGCAAGTTTCATTTATTCCGGCCAGCCGGAAACGCTGAAACTTCCCGGCGGCGTTACTTTCAAGATCACCGCAAACGATAAAATGGGCTATGTGACCCCGCAGCCCGCAACGGGCATTTTGACGGACGACACCACGGTCGTACTTTCCTTTATGGCCTGCACCCGGTACGGCTACCGGCGCGCCAAGGCCAACAGCGACCCCGAAACCCGTATCACCTATCTGTATGACGCGGTGAACATGACCCCCATGTCCGTGAACCTGTCCACCGGTGCCCCGGACTATGGCAGTTGGAAAGACTTCATTTATGAGGTTGCCGCCCCTGTCATGCTGAACACCGACGGTACAGAAGCCTACGACCTGCACCCCGAAAACCAGACCTTGAAAACCGACGGCACCGCTTCCGACGTTGCAAGCAGCGCTTTCGACGGCAATGCAATGGTACGTTTCAGCGGTAAATGGAAATGGGTAAAGCGGTACGAAGATGCAAATTATGAATACGTCATTTTTGCAGACGGCCAGCCGGACGAAACCTATAAAGCCCAGGCCCACACCAATATCAACGGCGAAATTACCGACCGTTTCTATTGGGGTATGTACAAGGGCGGCAATGTCAGCAGCAAGCTGCGCAGTATTGCGGGCCTTTCTGTCATGGTTAACCAGACCCGAAACACAGAAGTTGCATACGCCCAGGCCAACGGCACCGGCTACGATACCATCTATAATTCCGGTTGGCAGCACATTGCCGATCTGCTGACGTTGGTAGCCAAGAGCGACAACGGCCAGGCAGCCTTCGGCAGCGGCCGGAGTAAGAGCAGTAACAGCTCTGCTATTGCAACCGGTTCGACAAAAGCCTACGGCCCGTTCTGGGGTTCCAACAACGAAACCAGCGACGTGAAGGTGTTCTGGATCGAAGGTTTTTGGGGTAACGTTTGGGAAGGTATGCGCGGCCTTATCAACGATAAAGGCACGATCCTGGCCAAAATGACACCGCCCTACAACTTCGACGGCGCGGGTTATGTGAACACCGGAAAGACCCCGGCGGGAGAATCCGGCGGTTTTATTTCCGGCGCAATGATGGACAGCGAGGTCGGCTTCGTTCCTTATACCGTCAGCGGCAGCGGAACAACGTACTATTGCGACGGTATGTGGTTCAACAACGGGCAAGTGGATTACGCGCTTGTGGGCGGCGGCTGGAACAACGCGCTGAAGTGCGGCCCCCGCTCT